CAACGACATTAACAAAATCGGTAAAATTAAAAGACCAATCTGTACAAGCTGGAGTTCGTGCCATCGGTGTAGGTGCTTTTAATTCAACAAACCGAATAGTAACAACTTCAACTGGAGTTGTTGACTTAGCGACGTATTTCGGTGCAAATACAATCGCTCGTTTAGAGGTTAAAAATACAACTACTAATTACGTAGAAACTGGAATTAGTGGTGGCGACAATCGTAACGTAGGTTACAACGGAGCGATTACGGTTTTCTTTTCAGAGCCTAAAGGCGCAGAGTTAGAAATTGCTAATTTACTAACTGAGCTTACGAAATACGAAAACGTGGTTTTCTTAGAGTACTACGATGGAACGGTAAAAGCAATAGGAAGTCAAAACGGAGTTTTAGCAAGTGCACCTATCTATAATGGTGGTGGTACAATTGGAGACTTTAAAGGCGGTCAAATCACACTTAATACTATGGAAGCGGATTTATCTTCTTTGTATATTTTAACTGGGGATGGACTTACTGACTATGCAGCAGCGTTAAAAACTTACGTATAGACTTAATTAATTAATAAAAGCCTATCTTATGGTAGGCTTTTTTTATACCAAAACAAAATGAAAGTATTATTTTTTAACCAACCATTGACTTTTTCGTGTATTCCGCGAAATTATACGATTGAAAACCTTTCATTATCATTAAGAAATGAGCTTACGGACGTTATTATCACACCAAGCCTTACACATACGATTGATAATAAACTAAATATTACAATCACAACACAACCAACAGATTTCGCAATACAAAATAAATACGAATTTACTCTTAAAGATGGCGATTATTTGCTATATTCGGGTAAATTAATCGTATTAAAACAAGATACTGACGTACAGAATTACGAATATAACACACAAAAAGATGAGTACTTCCAATTCAAAGAATAATGTTTATACTTTTGAAGCATTTTCAAAGTACCAACCTATTGATATTAAACCAGTTTTCGGCAGAAATTGGGTAACTAATGGCGTTAATAATATTAACTTCAAGATTTACCGAGATGCTTACGATGACAGCCCAACAAATGCATCAATAATTAACTCTTACGCCTCTTATATCTTTGGCGAGGGTATTGTTGGAATTGATAAATATCTTTCAATAGACGACCAAGAATTAGCCGTTAAGGATTTATATAAATATGGTGGTTGCGCACTTCAAGTAATTTGGAATATTCAAAACGAGCCTTTGAAATTAGAGTATATCCCTATTTATAAACTTGCACCAAACTACGACAATCAAAGTGTAAAAGTAAATGGTTATTGGTACTCTTACGACTGGGAAAATCGATACAGATACAAACCACAATTATATCCAATATTCACTGGCAAATGGAATGAAAACCCTTTAGAGATAATTTACATACGCAGACCTACCGAAGAACCATTTTTTCCAATACCCGACTATTTAAGTGGAATACCTTGGGCGCAAATTGAGGGCGAAATTGCGAATACTGGAGTTAATAAGTATCGTAACGGAATGGAAGATATTACTATTATCAATTCAAATAATGGTATGATTGCAGACCCTGACGAAGCTAAAAAAGATGCTGATGCTATTCGTGAAAAAGTTGTCGGAACTAATAACGCTGGTAAAGTTGTAGTTTCACAAAACGAAAGTATGGAAAATGCGCTTACCGTTGATAGAGTTGCGCCGCCTGAGTTCGCACAACACAACGTATTTTATAGTGAAGAAGCCGAACGTAAGTTAATCGTTGCACATTCCGCACCTAAAGTTATTTTTGCTGGTTCGAATACTGGGAACGGATTTTCAAGTAATGCAGATGAAAGGGAAGTAGCTTTAAAGGATTTATACAGAATGAAAATAAACCCTTACCGTAGAACTTTTATAAGCGGTATTGCGCCATTTTTCAAAGCTATTGGAATTGAAGAATTAGAATTTAAAGATTTTGAAACTAACGAAGAAATAAAAAGCGATGAAACTACTACTCAAGCCTAACGACATACCACGAATTACTTCTTTATCGGGGAACATTGATATTGATAGTTTAAAGCCACATATTTTTACGGCTCAGGTAACCGATATTAAACGAATATTAGGTAAAGAATTGTACGATAAAATGTTGGATGACGTTTTAGTTGATGAATATTTGACCATTTATGACGACTATTTAATATTTATTTTGTCATATTATGCAACGGCTTATTTTATTGAATTTGCTGGCGTGAAAGTTGTCAATAACGGAATGGTTAAAATGACAATTGAAAACGCTGAAAATATTGATTTAAAACAAACTCAAATACTTGCGGAAAAATATCGTAAATTAGCAATTAATTTTGAGGGTCAATTGTTGGAATATTTAAAAACAATTGACATTCCCGAATATACACAAGCGAATATTGTAAAAAAGAAACCTTTTAACACTTGGTACTAAATGGCACAAGAAAATTTTGACGTTGGAACAATTGCAAACGATGGAACTGGCGATGCGTTAAGGGTTGCATTCCAAAAGCAAGAAGATATGAACACCGAACTTTATACAACGAAAGTTGATAAAGTAGTTGGTAAAGAATTGTCGGATAATAATTATACTGATGACGAAGTTACTAAACTTGATGGAATTGAAGCTGGTGCAGAGGTAAACGTTCAAGCGGATTGGGAACAATCTGACGACACTCAAAAAGATTTTATAAAAAATAAACCAGAGGAATTATTTTCAAGTGTTGGTTATTTTCATTATACCGATACAGCAACGCAAACAACACCTTTAACGATTGTTGCAGATACGAATAAGAAATTAACGAATGACGGATTAGGTGCTCAAACGAATTTAACACAAGCACCTTACGGAGTTTCTACATTATTTAATACCACTACAAATGAATTTGATTTTAGTCAATTATCAATAGGGGATACTTTAGATTTACGTGTAGATTTATCATTAACAACTACTTCGGCAAACCAAAAGTATTTAGTATTTTTAAGAGTTGGCGAGGGTTCGGTAGCGCAATATGATTTACCTATTTTTAGCGGTCAAATTAAAAACATTTCTTCAAACAATAGAATTATAGGTAATGAGCCATTTTCTATTGACTATCAAGAACACATTGACAATCCAGCTACTTTATATATTTTATCAGATGACGATGGAAGTGTTAAGGTAAACGGATGGTACGCTGCAATAATTAGAAAGTCAATTAACATTGTAAGTTTTCCAATTAAAGAAGATAAAGCATCGGGGGTTATTGCATTAGGAACAGACAATTATACGGCTACAGTACCCGAAGTTACAGAATTGATAGAGGGTTATAAAATTCTTTGTTCTTTTGAAAATTCAAATACTGGTGCATCAACTATAAATGTTAATGGATTAGGGGTTAAAGAAATTCGAAAAGAAATAGCTAATCAATTGGTTGCTGATGACTTATTAGGAGTTCATTTTTTAATGTACGATGGAACTCATTTTCAATTAGTAGGTTATAATGATGGTGGTACTGGTGGGGATTTTATCCCACTATCAGGAACAGAAGTTGGTTCGCCTATTACTGGGGATTTAATTTTAGAAGATGCAGTATCTATTAAGCCTATTACGGGTGGTGGTGGTTATTATTTAGGAGATTTAGAGCAAGGAGCAATTCAAATATCCGTTGATGGCCAATTAATTTTAAAAGCAAGTGATAACACTTCTTTTAAAGGTTTAGAGGGCGAAGTTGATTTTACACCTAACTTAACAGATTTAAGTTTAACACAAAAGATTTATGTAGATACACCTAAATTGCAAACTGTAACAAGTAGCGCAACGGTAACACCAGTTTCAACAAACGACATCGTAACAATAACTGCACAAGCAACTGGTTTAACATTATCTAACCCAACTGGAACATTCAAAGAAGGTCAAGCATTAATGATTAGAATTAAAGACAACGGAACGGCAAGAAGCATTACATTTGGAAGTAATTACAGAGCAATAGGAGTTACTTTACCAACAACAACCGTAATAAGTAAGACTTTATATTTAGGTATTATTTATAACTCTACAGATGCAAAGTGGGATGTATTAGGAATTAATCAAGAGGCATAATGAGATATTATAGTTTAATAAATTCGATGAGTAGAGGCGGTTTACCAAGCACTAACTTCTTAACAAACTTAGTAGCTTACTATTCATTTGATGCAAGCAACGCAACAGACATTCATACGGGAACGCACAACGGAACGGTTGTTGGTTCGCCAACATTTCCAAGTGGTAAAAATAGTAATTGTATTGATTTTGGAAATAACACTAACCTAAATTGGGTTAATATCGCAGATAGTACAGACTTTAGTTTTACTAATGGTACAAATGATGTTTCTGGCGCAATATCTATGTGGGTTAATTTTAGTGCTTTTTCTCCAATCGGGAATTGGTTAGCGAATAAAAGAGGAGCAACAAACGGAAGCGATGAATGGCAGTTAGCATTTATAAGCGGTGGTGGTTTAAACTTTGCAAAGTTCGAATATAACAATAATTCAATAGTACAAAGCACGACAACTGCAACGGGTTTATTTTCAACTGGCACTTGGTATCATATTTTAATTACATTGGACGGAACAAGTTCGTTAGGTAGCACTAAAATTTATGTAAATGGTTCGCTAAATGTAGCAAGTGATGTAAATAGTGGTGGTACTTATACAAGAATGAATAACGGAACTAATTTAACAAGGTTAGGTTACGGAAGTTGGAATAACACAAGCGCACTTATTGACTTAAAGCATAAAGGAAGTTTAGACGAGGTGGCGTTTTGGAAAGGCGTAAGTTTCGGAGCAACACAAGCTACAGAATTATACAACGCAGGAGCGGGAAAATTTTATAACACATTTTAAATTAAATATTATGACACCAGAATTAGAAGCATTGATTGACGAGTGCAATAGCAAATTGAGATTGTTAGGTTGGGAGATTGAAACGTTAGTCAATATTGAAACGGGAGAAAAAATCGGAGGCGGTACTAAAAACCCAAAATAATGAAAAACGTAATAGGTTTTATTCCGCATTTACATTTGATACTTACATTTTTTGTTTACTCAATTGATGTAGATAATCATTTGTGGATAACGATAGGAAACCTATTTGGGCACTCATTATTAACGTGCTTAGTTTACGTTTATTTTTATTTTTTTTATGGGAAATTTAGCGATTACACAAAAATTTCCGTAATAGGACTTTGTGTAATTGCTTTTTTTAATACCTTTACATCATTGATGGTTCAAAATGAGTTATATGCACAATACGAAAGAATATTAGCCTATATTGTATTTGCAGTAGTATTTTTATTAAGCGCACATTTTTATATACAGAGAAAATAATATGAATTTAAAGCAATACCTTTTACTTTTTGATGGTTTGTTCGGTGCTATTAGCACCTTTATATTTGCTGAATACGCAAAAATTGCTATTGCGTTTCAGATAACAAACATACTTTCAAACATTGACAATTCAATAAAGGTAGCATCAAGTGCTTTGGCATTTATTTACTTTGGATTTAGAATTTATTTCTATGTTATGAAAAGCAATCGAGAATTAAAGAAAATAGACCAAGAAACAATTGAACTTGAATTAAAAAATAAAAACTCAGAAACGCAAAACTTTATTTATCATAGAGCAATGATAGATGATGAGGAATTTGAACAATCTAAAAAACGAATGAAATAATGGAAAAATACATTGAAATACTGCCTTACTTTTTAGGTGCTTGTTTTATCGGGATAACGGCATCATTATTATTTGGAACTACTAATGATAAAATAACACGTTTGCGTTTAATACGTGAGTTGTTTGGTGCTTTATGGATTAGTGCTTTTTGCTACTTTATGTTAAAGCAATTTTTAGATTGGAGCGATGAGTTCATTTATGCAGTTTTAACTTTGGTATCTTTTTTAAATTCACGAATTATAAACTTTATCGGTAAAGATTTAATTGAGGCAATAACTAAAGGTATTTTAAATAAAATAAGAACTAAAACAGAGTAAGATGAAACTAAACGAAAACGGTTATAAATTAATATGTGAGTTCGAGGGATTGAAATTAAAACCTTACTTATGCAGTGCAAAAATTCCAACAATAGGTTACGGAAATACTTATTACCCAAATGGTAAAAGAGTGACTTTATTAGACGAACCAATAACGAAAGAGTATGCCTTTGAAATATTCAAAGCGATAGCAGATAAGTTTGCTAAACGTGTTGATGAAATGGTAACAAGTGAATTAAACCAAAATCAATTTAACGCTTTAGTTTCATTTGCTTACAACGTAGGAACTGGAGCATTTGCAACGTCTACATTACTTAAAAAATTAAATAACAACCCAAACGATGTAACGATTAAAAACGAGTTCTTAAAATGGGTAAAAGCAAATAAAAAAGTAATTCAAGGTTTAGTTAATCGTAGAGAAAAAGAAAGTGCAATTTATTTTGTTTCTAAATAAAAATTGTTGTTACTTTGTAGAGCAAATGTGTTAAACTTATATTTAAATGGTCGGCAAGCTAAATTATTTAAGTTTCCAAAACACCAACCACTTCTAACGAGGTGGTTTTTTATTTAAAACCATTATAAATTACTTACAAAATTGCAATTTATAATTTATAATTTATTAAGTTTGATGAACTTAAACAAATAAATTATGACAAAACGTACATTTAGATTAACTTATCTTGAAGCGGTCGCATTAGGTTTCGACGCAAAAGATAAAAGAGAAAAAGGAAATCCTAAATATAATTTGTCAGATGAACAAGTTGTTCAACTCGATAAAATAAGGGAACTGCACAAAACTCAATTCAAAGAAGTTAGACGAACTTTAAACGAAAAAGGCAAAGTAATATCTACAATCGAAAAACTAAGCCCTAAAGAGTTAATCGATATTCCTTTAAATCACGAAATCAAAAGAGTTTCTACAAATGTTTCTACCCAGCAACAATGGGTAATTACAGAACCTATAAAAGAAACAAAAGTAGATTTAGAACAAATTGACTTCTCAAAATATTTCGAGGGTAAAATAAAGCCTATTGAAATTAATCCTAAAGAAGTAATAGAACAAGCATTATTTGACAGAGCTATTTTAACCGATGTACACGTAGGAATGAAAGTTAGTGATGGATATTCTTTATATGATGGCATTTGGAATGAACAAGAACTATTTAAAAGGCGTGATATATTTGTAAATGAAATCATAAAAAATCAAAAATCGAATACACTTTTACTGCATGAATTAGGAGATTTTATGGATGGGTATAATGGAATGACTACAAGAGGCGGTCACGAATTACCACAAAATATGGATAACCAAAAAGCTTTTGATGTTGGTTTGCAGTTTAAAATTACATTAATCGACGCATTATTACGGTATTATAAAGAAATACACATTGTAAATATTTGTAACGATAATCACGCTGGAAGTTTTGGTTATATTGTAAATTCGGCTTTTAAAACTTATATCGAATTAAAATATAAGAATGTTTCAGTAGTTAACCAAAGGAAATTTATTGACCATTATATTATTGAAAATAGATGCTTTATACTAACACACGGAAAAGATGATAAAAGTCTTAAATTTGGCTTTAAACCACAATTAGACGCGGTTCAAATTGAAAAGATAAAGAACTATATTGATGAATATAAATTGCACGGATATCAAATTGAATTTGGCAAAGGGGATAGTCATCAATTGATGTTTGATTTTACAAGCTCAACATCTTTTGAATATCAAAACTTTGGTGCATTTAGTCCTCCAAGCGATTGGGTTAAGGTTAACTTTAAAAATACAAAAAGTAGCTTTACAACGATGAACTATTACGAAAAGCAAAAGACTATTAACAATTATATTTTTTAGCCTAAAAAAGCTATAAACTACATTTATACACTAAAAACGCTATATTATGCAAACACCCTACCAAAGAATAAAAAAAGTTATGAACTGGAATTACAATAGAGGTATAAATTCCGAAAGAGTAAACGAGGTTTATAGAAAAATAATAGCACCGAAATTTAAAAATAATAATTATTACGAAAATCAATTTAAACCTAAAAGTTATGAAAGAACTACAACCAAAAATTAATGATAAAATAGAAATCGTTAAACAACAACAAAAGAAACAAACTTTAGTATTACAAAATAAAATAAGACCTAAAAGAAATCATTTAATGTGGGAATATAATTTTAAAGATAAAACTTTAGAGTTGGCAAAATATGAGCCACATAGGACAGATTTATATTGGTTTGAAGCCGTTCAAATGCATCAACATAAAATATCAAAAAAAATTGATTTGAATAATGCCGATACTATAACCAAAGAGAAAGTTATTAAAAAAGAAAATTGTATTTATTTTATGGCTTTAAATAGAGAAAACGCAATTAAATATATAAATAAAACACTATGAAAAAATACCTATTCCTATTATTAATTCTAACTTCTTGCGGTTCGCGTAAAACAAACACCGAGAAAGTCAAAGAAGAAGTTAAAATAGAAACGAGCGAAACAATAACGGATAAATCAATTATTGAAACGAATGTAAAAGTAATTGATTGCACCGATACGTCAGAGCAAATAATCGAACCAATAGACAATACTAAAGAAATTGTTATAGACGGTAAAAAATATAAAAACGTTCGATTTAAGACGTTAAAAAAGAAAAATAATATAGTATTAGAGCAAAAGGAAGTTATCGCAAATAACGTAGTTAAAAAAGCTAACACAAAGTCAGAAACAAAGATTGATAAAAAGGTAAAAGAAACGGAGCGTAAAAGTTCTTATTGGTGGCTATTATGGTTTTTACTAATTATACCTATTTATTATTTTTATAGAAAATATTTGGTAGGTAGGTTTTAATTTTGTAAGTTTGGTTTTTCATAATTTATTGGTTTGGTTAAGTTAAGCGGTGCAGAAATGTATCGCTTTTTTTATTTGGAATGAATATAAATTAAGTGTTAATGTATTTAGATACGGATTTAATTGTATATTTGCTTATTATTAATTTAAAACATAGAAATTATGGAAACTAAAAAAACTAAAAAACAACAAATTATAGACTTATATGAAGATGAAAACATAAGCTATGATTTAATTGCTCACAAATGTAATTGTGAAGTATCTTACGTAAGAAGTGTAATTTTAAATTATCTAAAGTAATGCCAAGACCTAAAGACACAAAGACAAAAATAGTTGTTCAGATACAACCATTCAATCAAAAATCCCAAAACTACTCCATCCGCTTAAAAGATGGAGTTTCAATTACTGAGGGTTTAAAAGAAATAATTAACCAAATAGATAAAAAATAGAATTATGAGCGAATTTGAAGGAACTATTGAAGAAATTGCTGAAACTTTTGCAGAAAATTTCAAGTTAGATGCACACGAAGTTTTACCATTTATAAACGGATTTATACAATGTCATAAATGGCAACAACAACAAATAAATTGCGAGTTGTTGGAGTTGTTGGAACAGAGAAATGAAATGTTGGCGATGTTGGAAGATATAGTTAATCTATTCAAAAGAGGCGAATTTGATACAGACGAAAATATTGGAGGTAGACAATTAATCAAAGCTAAACAACTAATCAAAAAAGTAAAAGACAATGAGTAAGTTAAGAGAGAAGTTTATACCTTATACGTTAGAAAATCCTTTAGACGTATCTAGAAGTGGAGAAGCAAACGCAATTATTTGCGAACAAATAACAGATGATTTTTCGGTTAAGCTATTGATTTGGTGTGTAAAATTAAAAAATGGTCAATTAGGCGATAAAATAGATTTTACTAAAAGTGATGAAGAAATCGCACAAGAACTACAACAGTACTTTAAAGAAAATATTTATGGAAAAGAATAAAGAACTTACACCGATGATGGAGTTGATAGAACTTATTGAATTACAACAAAAAAATTACATTCAATTAGCGAAAAACGATAAAACTAAAAGGAAAGAAGTTGACGCTATATTGACGGCTACAACTTTAGTTAAAATGAAAGCTAAATCACTCCTACCAAAAGAAAAACAAGTTATTGAGGATGCTTGGAATGAATCATTATTATCAAATTTTGACGAATCATTCGAAACCTACTACAACACTAAATACAAAAATTATGAAATTTAACAACCTCGACATCAAAGAAAGCGTTGCACAAGAATTAGGGTTAATTTAAAATAATAGAGAAATGAGTATAGACCAAATGATTAAAGCGACTAAAATATGTACAAAGGCATTAATGAAATTATCTTTTAAAGATTATTGCAGAAATGAAAAATTAGTTGAGCAAAAAATAAGTAACAAAACAATTTTAAATAATAATTACTAATGGAAGATTTAAGAGAAAGGCTTATTGACTACGAGATTAAAATGCGTTGTTGTACCGATGAACAAGCCGAAAGAATGGTTGATAGTTATTTAGCGGTTAAAAATTTTGCTAATACGGAAGAGTGTAAAAAAGAAGATGACCTAACTATTAAATTTGCTGAATGGTGTTTAGTTGAGTTTTTAACAAGTTTAAATACTGGTGTAGATGCTAAAGCGGATAATATGGAAGAACTATTGCAAATATTTAAAGATAATTACTATTTAAATACCTAACCCCCCAATAACTAATTATTAACTAAAAATTAAAGGAAGATGGACAACGAAACAAAAAATGTAATAAAACAATCTATTTTAAAAATTCAAGATGCAATAGATTTATTGAAAACTATTCAAGGAAGTTTGGATGAAATAGACGAAATACGCAATGAATTAGGTTATAAAATAGCCGATTTAGAATTTGAAATTAATAACTAATCAATAAAATAATGAACGCTACACAAATAAAAAATACAAAAAGAACAAGACAAGAAATTTTAGAAACTCAATTATTTTTAAATTGGTTCGGAGTTTTTACAGAGGATGGAGTTTTACTAAAAAGACCTAAACAAGAAGATAGTTGTTTTTATCCTGATTACGACCCTGATATAGACGATGCAATTGATTATTATGAAAAGCGAAAAAAATCAGTTGTTTTTCCTGACTTCTATTTAGACAATCAAATAGGTATTGTTTCATTATTGAGAAATGACAAATTAGAAATAACCATAACTGTTTTAAACATAAATGACAGTAGAAATATTAAATTTATAGAAGCGGAAAATTTAGGACAATTATTAAATAAGTTTCCTAAACTAAAACAATACATTAAAAAAGATGTATTAAAACAATTAAAAGATAGATTTTACCACCCTTGTAATTATTAAATAATGAAAAAACTACTATTAGCATTATTGCTAACGAATTTAGCAAGTGCGCAAGAAACAAGTAGAAATTTTAAACTTCTTTTTAGTTTAGGTTTTGACCCAAAGATGGCTACAATTGGAGCGCATCCGAAACAAGAAAATAATAAACCAAGTTTAGACTATGAAATTTCTTTTGGTTTTGAATGGGAAAAAAGTCGATTAATGATACAATACAAAAATCATAAAGAGGTCAATTTTGAAAAAATAACATATATGCAATATGATTTAAAAAGAACCGTTTTTAAGAACGTTTACGTGTATGGTGGATTAGAAGTTAGTCAAATAATAAAAACGCATCCTGATGCATCTTATAACCAACCTGACAACTATAGAAAAATAACTATAAACCCAATTATTTTTGGTTCTAATTTAGAATTACAATATAAGTTTTTAAATGATAAATTCGGTATTGGTTCGCAGTTTTCAATTTACCAATCAGAAGATGAGCTTCGAGAATATAAAAAGTTTCGAAAAGAAGTTACAATCACTTTATTTGTTTATTTTTAATTTAACGGCGGAATAAAGGCAACTTGGAAGTTTTAAAATATAACCACTCTAATAGGGTGGTTTTTTTATTTATAATTAATATAAATAACAATTAAAACACAAAATAATTAATTAAAACGTTGTGTAATTAAAAAATGGTTGTATATTTGTACTCAGATAACAACAAATAAAAAAATAGAAATTATGCATTTTAATATAGATATACCGCAAATGTTAGTTGAAATTAGTTCTAATAAAGGTATGTGGGCATTAATTAAGCCTTTGCAAATAACTCAAAACAAACTTGGATTAATAGCTAAAAGAGCTTCTGAGTTAGATGACCCAATATTAAATATATTAATGTTAGAAACAAAACTTTATCATACTGAAAAACATTCAGATATTTATGATTTAATAGAACAACAAAAAAAACGATTAAATAAGTAACTATGGCAAACGAACGTAACGCTGGAGCAAAACCAAAATTTGGAACACTACCAACTAAGAAACTCAGAATTGAAAGAGTAATTTTAGAAACAGAATTTGAATTTACAAAAGAACAAGTAAACGAATTTATCAACCAATTGCAAACACAAGCACTCGACAAATGTGTTGAAGAAAATTTAAAGAAAGATGGCTCAGAGTATCTACGAATTTTACAAGGAAAAGACAATGGAAGATAAAAATATATTTAACGTTTACGTGGTTATGGAATCACAAGAACAATGCGACAGAATGAAACAAGTTTGTGTTGAGAATGGGTTGCCTATTTGGGATTTTGTATGTGGTTGGAGTTTTGATGGAACATACAAAGGAGAGCATCATTTTGGTTTTTGGGATAAAGAAGATTTTTTTATAGGATTAGATGCTTCAAGAAATCATATACAAGCAACCGAAGCCGAATTTTTACAACTTTTAAAAGAATATAAAGATGTTTAAAAACGAAACTTACGATATAAATTACGAGGGTATAAAATACGAATGTTACTGCGAAATTACAGAAGCAGATGAAAGTACTGGTTATAAAGGTACAATTACAATCTTAAACGTATCAATTAACGGACATACAATTATAAACCATTTACAAGAATGGGTTTTAGATTCATTAACTAATTTAATAACTGAGAAATTATGAGTAATTTTAAAATAGGCGAAAAGGTGGTTTGTGTACATACTTTTACAAGTGTTTCAGAAGCCGAAATTGAATTAGGGGTTAAAGCTCCAATAAAAAATGAAATCTATACAATAAGATTTATATGTAGTGATGGTTATTTAATGTTTGAAGAAATAATTAATCCAATATTAGGTTACTTAGATGGTCAAAAAGTTAGTGAGTGTTCATTTAATTATGAAAAATTCCGCAAACTTGACTACGCACACACTGAAAGAATATGTGCAGAAATTATCGAGAGTTTAAAAGTAAATGAACCACAATTAAATTAGAAACTATGACACTAAATTTTAGATTACAAAAAGACGTTACTCAAATAAATTTTGGGATTGGATTTGACATTGAAACAAAAAGTTTAATGATAGCATTATTATATTGGTGCTTTTCAATTACAAGCATAAAACTAAAAAACCAAGCAAATAAAATCGAAGTAGTAGAACCAATAAAATTATAATTATGAAACCAACAATTGAAGAAGTAAAACAGTATTTTAAAAATGCAAAAGAGGTTAGGTGTGTATCGGATAAAAAAGTATACGATATAACTAAAAATATTACTAAAGATATATATCAATTTTTAAATAGTTTTTGGATTGATAAAGATAATAAAGACATTCTTTTATACGGTTATGGATATAATGATAAAAAAGAATACGCCGAAATCATATCTTACAAAGAAGAAACCCTACCAATAAAAAAATCAGTATTATTACAATTAGCCGAAAACAATTCTTTCAGCGAATCTATTATTAAAAAAGAGTTTCCGCAGTTGTTTGAGAGTGAGTTGGAAGTTGGGAAGTGGTATAAATCAAATAAAAAATATTTTAAAAGTATAATTTTTATAACTGAAATTAAACAATGTCAAGGATATAGAAAAGTTTTTTATTATGGTATTGTAAATGGAGATTTTAAAACAGATTACTTTGCAAGTGAAGATATTGAAAAAAACCTAAATCTATCAGAAGAACAAGAAGTATTTGAAGCGCTTACGAACGAGGCGGTTAAGAGAGGGTTTAAAGAGGGTATTAATGTAAAAGCACCAAAAGGAACTACTGGAATTATAACAGATAATTTTTCACACGAATTTAGAGTTGAATCAAATAAATTTTATTTTCATAATATGTGTGTATTCGACAACGGAACTTGGGCAGAAATTTGTAAAGAAAAACCAAAAGAAATCACAATATCTGAAATAGAAAAAATACTTGGATATAAAATATTAATTAAAGAGTAAGTTATGGAAGTAAAAGAAAGAAAAGAAGTTACCGAAGTTAAAATGGTAACAATAGCAAGAAAATGTGATGTTTGCGGTAAAATACATAAAGGTAAATATACTCCTGATGAGTGGCATACATTTAGTCATAGTCACAACGAATGGGGTAATGATAGTGTTGATTCAATAGAACATCACGAAGTATGTAGTCCTAAATGTTATTTAGTAAAATTCAAAGAATGTATTAAAGATTTAAGCGGTAGAAATAGCGCAGAAATAGATTCTTTTGATATAAAGTTTGCAAGATTATTAATTGAAAACCTATGACCACAGAAAAGAAAATAGAGCGTTTTTACAACAAATCACGTGAAAGCGATGTTCAGTATTGCAAATTTGAAAATATATCGCCAAAACTCGTTGAAACTATTAAAAATATATTGGGGTTATGTTAAGCGGAACATTCACACGAAAAGAAATTGGTTATTTAATTGTAGATATAGAAGATGAATTATTTTTTTCAAAGTCTAAAATAAAATACGTAATTAAAAATATGGGTATATTGCCTATTTATAGAGGTAAGCGAAATGAATTATATTATTCATCTGAACAAGTAGAATTGATAAAAGAAAATGATTTTAGAAACTATTCTAAAAACGATGGATTTGTACTTTACAAAAGTAAAATTAACTTTAACAATTAAATAAATAATTATGCCAACACCTAAATATTTCGGAAACAAACATTTCCACGATGAAGCAAAACCAAAAGGTAAAGAAAGAAATAAGGCTACGAATATTAAGCCTAAAAAGAAAAAAAGGAAGTAAACACTTGCAAAATAAGTTTTATTCACTACATTTGCATATCGATTAAAGGTACTGGAACTACCTCGAAAAAAATCATTTAGCCTTATTTTGAAAACGAAAGTTCCAGTTTCGTGAGTAAAAGTAAGGCATTTTTAATTAATAGAGATTATGAATTACTTAATACCTTTAGAGAAAATTGAGACTATTGCAAATAAAAATAGTTTTAATAAAATTGATTTTCAAGAAAATATAGGATTAATATCTTATTCTGACGGCTCAACAAGAATTAACATTTATTTATCAAAAATGACTGTTTCTACTTGTTTAAATCATCCTAAAAAAGGCAAAACACAATTGTTTAGAAAAAATGTAAATGAAAGTATGTTAAATGAAATATTCGAATATCCAAGAAAACATACTGGTAAAGGATATTATACTAAAAAACAATAAATATGAAACAAACAACATTTCTACTAGGTTGCGTAACATCCGCAATAGGTGTTATTTTAGGAGCGTTTTATGATTACCGATTTTTCGCATTGGTATTTTTAGGACTTATAGTGTGTGCGTGTATAATTAAAAAATTAGATAAATAAATTAAAATTAGAAATTATGGAAACAAGAACTCACATTGACAAACTGCGCAACCCTAATTATTTAGGAGGTTGGGATTTAATGGATGCAGAGGGCAAAACTATTGATAAAATAGTTACAATTAAAGAAATTAAAAACGAATCAGTTTTTAATCAGAAATCACAAATTGAAGAACAAGTAATTACTTTGATTTTCGAAGAGTGCAAACCAATTATTCTTAATGCTACCAATCGTAAAACTTTAAAAAAAGTTACCGGCACGGAATACATCGAGGAAATGATTGGTAAAAAAATTCAACTAACTACAAAACGTATTAAAGCGTTTGGGGAGTTTCACGATGCAATACGTATCGCAACTTCAAAACCAAGTGATATAATTGCAAAGCCTATTGATCTTATTGATTGCAAGTACAGATTAAACCAAGCAAAAACTTTATCTGAACTGCAAAGTGCTTGGACCTCTTTAACACAATCGGAACAAAACACAACTGAAATATTAGCTGAAAAAGATAGATTAAAATTAATTCTTAAGTAATGAAAATCTATCATAATTTAGAACAAGGGAGTTTAGAGTGGCACGAATTACGTCACGGGAAAATCGGAGGTACACGTTCAAAACAATTATTTGTAAAATCAGATACTCTGCTAATTGAATTACTAGCAGAGTTAACCGAACCATACGATGAGGACGAAGAAAGTTATAAATCAGATGCAATGGAAAATGGACAACTTTTAGAACCACAAGCACGAATTGAACTTACAAAATATTGCGGTGTTGAATTTTTAGAAGTTGGGTGGATTCAATCAGATAATGAACTGCTTGGTGTTTCTCCTGATGGAATTTCAAAGTGCGCAACTATAGGCTGTGAAATTAAATGTCCTGAGGCTAAAGAGCATATTAGAACGTGCTTAAGTAACGAAATACCATTGAAACATATTAATCAATGCGTTCATAATTTTGCGGTTAATCCGAAGTTAGAAAAATTTTATTTCTGTTCATACAGACCAGAAAGCGTAAAACAATTATTCGTTTCAAAGTTAACACGTGAAAGTTTAGTTAATATAGGAACTGAGGCAAAACCAGTATTTAAAACTATTTCAGAAGTTGTAACTGAAATTTATAGACATACAGAAGCATTACAACAAAAAATAAACGAATCAATTAACAAATTAAAATTTTAACATAATGGAAGTAGAAGGAATTATCAAAGTAGTAGGAGCGGAACAACAAGTATCTGCATCATTTAAAAAACGTGAATTAGTAGTAAGTACAGAGGAACAATACCCACAATCGATTATGATTGAGTTTCCTCAAGATAAATGCGATTTATTAAACGGTTTAAACGTTGGGGATAAAGTAAAAGTTTCGATTAATTTAGGAGGGCGTGAGTGGGTTAATCCACAAGGAGAAACTAAATACTTTAATTCGATTAAAGGATGGAAAGTTGAGAAAGTTGGTGGTGGTTTCTGAAACAACCCTAATTTAGATTTACTAATAAAAACTTTTTATTTAATCCGAATTTAATTTTTAAGTTCGGATTATTTTTTGTAGGTTTGTAATGTCGTTGCACTACCGACATAAAGTATAACGTTGTGAAAACAATGTAACCGAGAAACCCTCGACCGATAGTAGTGCATCGTGTTGAGGGTTTTCTCTTTTTTAAATATTATGATAGGAATATACAAAATTACAAGTCCTAATAAAAGAATTTATATAGGTCAAAGTATTAATATTGAAAAAAGATTTTACGATTATAATAGATTGAATTGCAAAGGTCAAAAAATACTATATGCATCTTTTTTAAAGTATGGTGTTGATAATCATAATTTTGAAATTGTTTGCGAGTGTTTAGAAAGTGAATTAAATGATAAAGAAAGATTTTATCAAGATTTATATTCTGTCATTACTAAAAATGGTTTGAATTGTGTTTTAGTTAAAACAAACGATAGAAGTGGAAAACTTTGTAATGAAACTAAACAAAAAATGTCTTTAGCAAGATTAAAAGTACCAAAAAAAAGTTTAGAAACACGTTTAAAGCATTCACAATCTCTTAAAAAAAATGAGTTTAATAATAATAAATTAAGGTTATTAAATGAAAGTAAAAAGAAAAAAATAGGAGTTTTTGACTATAACTCGCAAAAAAAACTTTATGAATTTGAATCTATAAGAGAATGTAGTAGAGTGCTTGGATATGATAGAAAAAGCATAAGTTTAAGTTGCAGAAATATTTATCCTTACGCTTATGGTTTAACTTTTAAATTTTTATAATGGAAAAGATTTTAAGACCATATCAACAAGATTTATTAGATAAAATTATATATAAAATAAAACTATTTGACAAACTTTGTGTTCAAGCAGCAACAGGTTCTGGAAAAACGGTTATTTTTACCGAACTAACAAAACAACTAAATAGCGATACTTTAATTTTAGTTGATAGTGAAGATTTGGTTACTCAAACATATAAAACATTTTTAAAACAAGGTGTTGATGTAGCTACTTTTGAAAGTAAAAATAAAATATTTCCTAATAATAAAGTTGTCGTTTCTATGGCGCAAACTTTATTTAATCGTTTACAAAAGAAGCCCAATTTAATTGAAAGATTTAATTATCTTATAATTGATGAGGCTCACGTATGGATATTTAATAAAATATTCGACTATGTAAAAGATTGTAAAATTATTGGATTTACTGCAACACCAGTAAGACTTAGAAGAACTAAATTTTATAAATGCAACGAATGTAATACAGAATTACCATTTTTAAAAGAACTTGAAAACGTAACTCATTGCGGTTATGAAATGAAAGTTTGGACAAAAGAAGAAACTATGTCTGACGTTTATGATGATATTGTTGTGGGTGTTGGAATTGATTATTTAATAGACAATGACTTTTTAGTAGATGAGGAACTTTATTCAATTTCGGTTAATACTTCAAGTTTAAAGACTGGTAGCGATGGAGAATTTACCGCTGAATCAATTGCTCAAACTTACGAAAAAGAAGAGGTACAAATTGACATTATGCACAACTACGAAAAACTTTGTTTTGGGAAAAAGACAATGATATTTACCGCTTCAACTAAAGTTAATCTTTTGATTTACGAAATGTTTAAAGAAAAAGGATATAATGTAAAAATGTATGATTCCGTAAATAACCAAAAAGGCGAAAGAAAGCCTTTAATACGATGGTTTGAAAATGAACGTGATGCAATACTTTTAAATGTTTCTTGCTTTACTAAAGGATTTGATGTTGATGATGTTGAAGCAATTATTATGGCACGTCCTACCGCTTCACTATCATTATTTATTCAAATTGCTGGACGTGGTGCAAGACCTACTAAAAAAGTTTACAAAGATAAATTTATATTCATTGATGGCGGTGGCAACTCTGATAGATTAGGAATGTGGTCAGATAAAACAAGGAATTGGGAAAAGATATTTTTTAAGGGATTGAAACCGCCCAAGCAATTAAAAGAAAGTTTAGATGATATTAATGAGTGTAACAATTGCGGATTCTTAAAAATGAAGTCAGAAAAAGTTTGTCCTAATTGTAATTATGAAGAGCCTATAATTGAAGTCGAAGAAAAAGAAGTTGAAATAGTTACAAATAAAATAACGGCAGTTAAAGTAAAACAAATATATCCGAGTGGCGAAAAAATTATAAAGTACGTTAAATCAATTAATGAAGATATAAATTTCGCTTTTAAAATACTTATTAATCAAACGTTTGACTTATTTGTAAAAAATAGTGTTACTTTTGGAAGCTATCAAAAATCATTACTAAATGGAACTTTTGATAAAAGAATTAATCGTATCTTAGGAGAACCTTTTATTAAAATTTTCAACTCACTACCAAGTAAAACAAACCGAACATTAAATTATTTAAAATCAAAATTAAAAGAAAAATTACAACAATATTATGATAAAATTTAGTAAATATCCAACAGCAAAAAGTATTGATAAAATCGATATTGATATTCAAGATTATATTGATATGGTTCAAAAAGGGACTTATCAAGATTTGGTAATTAAAGCACGTTCCGTAAAGTCAGATAAAGACGCTTATTCTCAATGCAAATTAAAAGCTCCAGTTATAACTGGTTCGGCAGTAATGAAAAACGGAAGTAAAACCGCTGATAATATTGAAGAGTTAAACGGACTTATTGTTATTGATATTGATGATGATGTTGACTTAACTTTACTTAATCAAATCAACAATGATAAATATACAATGTTGTCACACCGTTCTTTTGGTGGCGATGGACTTTGTGTGTTTGTTAAAATAAACCCTAACAAGTTTTTAGAAAGTTTTAATGAATTAGCTCAGTACTATTGGGATAATTTTAACGTAGCTATTGACCCAAGTTGTAAAAACAAAAATCGTTTGCGCTTTATATCTTATGATCCTTATTTGTTTTTAAATGAAAACTCAAAAAAGTTCATAGCTAAACAAGTTGTAAAAAAAGAAAAAGTACATAATTTTGTTTTTGTTAATGATGATTTTCAAAATATACTTTCACAAATACAAGATAAACAAATAGATTTATGTCAAGATGATTATGATAGGTATGTTAGAATAGGTTTTGGAATAGCTTCTAAATTTGGAGAAAGTGGATTTACTTATTTTGATGCTATTTGTAAATATGGTTCAAAATACGATGCTAACAAAATTGAAAGGCACTATAAAAACTTTTGTAAAGGTTCTGGTCAAGTTTCAATATCTACTATTTATTTTTACGCTAAAGAATTAGGGTTAAAACTTTATTCCGAAAAAACGGAAACTATTATAAATCGGGTTTCGGTTGCTAAAAGTCAAGGAACACCAACTATTGAAAGTGTAAAAAAATCACTTGAAAAAATAAATAACATTACTGATGCAGATGATGATTTAATTAAATTTTTAATTGATAGCAAAAAAGATTTTAAGCAATTAGACGAAACATTAACTGATTCAAAAAAACTACAAAGTTTTATTTACGAAAATTATAATCCAGTAAAAGATAGTATCACTAATGAAATATTTATTAATGGTCAATTACTCGATGATGTAAAACTTAATACTATTTACTTTGCGTGTAAAAATTATTTAGATTTCGCACCAACTAAGTCAGACGTTCGCGATATGATTAATTCAGAACATACCGCTTTATTTAATCCGTTAACTGAGTTCTTTAAAAGTAACCTACACGAAAACTCAGAAAGCGTTATTGATGATTATATTAATTGCATAGAACCAAACTCAGAATATAATAATTGGGCTTTTAAAAAATGGATTGTTGGTTGTGTTCACAATTGGTTAGCTCCAATAAATGAACCTAAAGTTTCGCCTTTAACATTAGTTCTTTGCGGTCAAAAACAAGGCACTGGAAAAACATCATTCTTTAGAAACTTATTACCAGCCGATTTACAAAAGTATTTGATTGAACATAAAATAGACGCAAAGGATAAAGATAGTATTTACAATCTTGTTAAAGGTTTATTAGTTTTAGATGATGAGTTTGGTGGACTTGCAACACGTGACGTAAAAGATTTTAAAAAAGTAGCTGATACAAATATGGTTGATATTCGTTTACCTTATTCGAGCTATTACGCTAAGTTAAAAAGGCGCGCTTCTTTATGTGGAACAAGTAACGAAAAAGACGTTTTAAAAGACGTAACTGGTAATAGACGTATATTACCTATAAACGTTGAAAAAATTGATTACAATCGTTTAATTTCATTAAACACCGCTAATTTATGGTTAGAAGCGTATCAACTTTACAAAAATGGATTTGATTGGAAAATATTTTCAAATGAAGATATTGATTTCTTGCAAAACAACACAATTAAAAATATAGAGAATATGCCAGTTGAAGATTTATTTTTTGAAAACTTTTCACTTGAAAGAAATAAATTCTTTGATATCGAAGTAATTTTAAATCAAGGTCAGATATTAAATTTTCTTAATGGTATTGCAAACTTTGTAGTTACTAAATACGATGTAAAAGATATAATCACTAAAAACAAATTAGAAAATAAAACTTATACTAAATTTGGTAATAGTATGCGAGGTTTTTGCCTTTATACACAAAAACAAGAATGACAAAAATGACAAAAAGTGACAAAACAAATGTCATTGCTTAACCCTAATAAAATCAATACTTAAACCCTAAAATTACATAATTACATAAATATTACTATAATCTATATATACACTTTCATTATTTACTTTTATATGGATAAATGAAAAATACAATTTATATTTAAAGTCTGTGAAAAATATTTTGTCATTTGTAATTTTATACTTAACTAACTGAAAAACAATAATTTAAAAATTACATTATGAATGAAAATAATATTCAACAACAAATTTTTATTTGGTTTAACAATAATTACTGCCTAAAAGATAACGAAAACAGGTGTATGATATTTTCAGTACCAAACGATTCTATAAATCCAATTGAAACTAAAAGAAAAATTAATACTGGACTTTTAAGAGGTGCAAGTGATTTAATTGTACTTTTACCAAATAAGATATTATTCATTGAAGTAAAGACAGAAAAAGGCATTCAATCTGATAATCAAAAAAATTTTCAAAATAGAATTGAATTATTAGGTTTTAAATATTATTTAATTAGAAGTTTAAAAGAATTTCAAAAATTAATATGCGAACAACTAAACTAAACAAACTCGAACAACTAAAAAAAGATATAAGACAAGCGTATATTGATAGGAATTACGAAAAAGCTAAGGAGATGGAGAAAAAGTTATTATTTTTTGAGTATGGTATTGAATAATTTTGTAGTTTTGTGGCTATGGCACTAACAGATAAACAAGAATTATATTGTCAAAACTATGTAGTTTGTTTAAATCAATCTACTGCTTACCGAATGAGTTATGATGCTGATGCAATGAACTCAAATACGGTTGCGGTGGAAGCGTGTAGAGTTCATAACGACCCTAATATAACTCTAAGAATAAAAGAACTACAAGCAGAACATTACGAACGAAACAAAGCTACTATTGATGAGTTGGTTAATACTCTTTCGGGAATGGTTCGTTTTGATATTGCAGACCTTTACGACGATAATGGTAATTTACTTAATATAAAAGATATGCCTTTAATTGCAAGACAAATGATTTCCGAGATTTCAAGTGATGAAATTAAGATGGCTGGTCAATCAATTGGCGAAGTAAAGAAAGTAAAAACAATTGCCAAACTTGATGCAGTTGAAAAGTTAATGAAACATTTAGGGGGTTATGAAAAGGACAACAAGCAAAAGAGCGTTATAGTCGAACCAGTTACTTTTATATGCAAGTAGAACTATTTAGCCACCAAATGGAATTTATCCAAAGTGATAAAACCTATACGGCTATTGTTGGTGGTTATGGTAGTGGTAAAACGTTCATAGGTATAGCAAAGACCGTTGAAATGAAACTATCAATGCCGAATATCGATGTTGCTTATTATTTACCTACATATCCGCTTATTCGTGATATTGCATTTAAGAACTTTTCCGAGTATTTGACTTTAAGAAACATTCCGTATAAGCTGCACGAAACAAATAAAGAATTTACAACACCATTTGGGCGTATAATTTTGCGGTCAATGGATAATCCAAGTTTGATTGTAGGTTATGAAACTGGTTATGCAATAATAGACGAAGCGGATGTATTACCTATTCGTAAAATGCAAACGGCTTTTGATATGATTGTTGCAAGAAATAGAGCGGTTATACCAAATGGAAAGAATAAACTCGATTTCGTGAGCACTCCCGAGGGTTTTAAGTTTATGTATAAGTTTTTTAAAAAAGAAGCAAACGATAGTAAGAAAATAATTCACGCAAACACCGAAGCAAACACCACGCTGCCAAAAGAATATATTGAAAATTTAAAGAACACGTATACAACAAATCAATTAAAAGCATATCTTTACGGGGAGTTTGTAAACATCACAAGCGAAAGCGTTTATAGCTCTTACAATCGTGAAGTACATAGACATAATGAAAAGATAATAGCTGGCGAGATACTTTATGTCGGTATGGATTTTAATATTACCAATATGAATGCGGTTATTTTTATCAAACGAGATAGAAAAATGTATGCCGTTGCAGAATTACCAAGTGCTTACAATACCCAATCTTTAGTTGAGCAATTGAAAGCACGTTATCCAAATCATAAATTAAGAATCAACCCCGATGCAAGTGGGAACGCTCGAAGCACAAGCGGTTCGTCTGACTTTGGAATACTTAAAAAAGCATTGTTTCAAGTCGATGCGCCAAAGAAAAATCCAAAGGTAAGCGAAAGAGTAAATGCGGTTAATTTAGCATTTGAAAGAAACCAATTATTTGTTGATGACGATGCTTGTCCTACGTTTGCAGAAGCATTGGAAAAGCAAAGCTACAAAGATGGAGTTCCTGATAAACAAAGTGGTTATGACCACATAACAGAAGCAGCTGGTTATTCTGTATTTATAAATTTATTCAGTTCAAAATATAAACAAGTATAGTTATGAAAGAACATTTATTACATTTTTTTCCGTTTCTTAAAACGGAGTTTAGAAAGTTAGAAGAAAGCGAGTTACAGAGCGAAGAAACATTCAAAGAGTTGTTCCCGAATGATGTGGTTGAATTATGGAAACTTAGAACTATTTATGTTTATCAGCAACCTGAATTAAAGGTATTTGTAACAAGTTCAGAAAAACAATCAACACAAAAGTTAGACCGAAAAATTATTAAAAATGCCAAAATATAATTCAACTAACGATATCCCTTATTTGAAGTTTATGGAGTTCTCGCAAGAAATTGCAGACAGACCTAAGGATGCTCAGTTTATTTTAGACAAAACAATGGAATACTTTTATCCTGAGGTTAAAGATAACTTTCAAGACTATATGCAAGAGTTTAGTTTAGCTTTAAATGTTGAAAAGCCAAAGTACATTCCGTATCATATTCGATTATCAAAACTAAATAAGGCGGGTGGTTTTATTGATGCGGTTACTTATGCTGATAATAAACTTTACACAGAATTATTTGAAACTATATTACGCCCTTGGTATTGGTTTGGTAAAGTAGATGTAAATAAAGTCACATTATACGAGGGTACAAAAATAATGCAGTCTTTTATCAACGAGTCAACGAGATTAAGAAACCTTACGAGTATCTCTATAATCCGCCACCTACGTCTTCAGTTGGCAAAGTAACTGAGGGTTCGTTGGCTCGACAAGAATTTGCGCAAGAATACGGCGGATTTATGGAATTAATGTATTTACTTTGCAAAGGGGATTTCTTTAAAATGGAAGCAATAGACAAGTGGGATACTGAAAAATTCCTTTACTTAGGGCAATACTTATTAAAGAAAAAAAATATTGAAAACTTATGAATGAACTACAACTACTTAACGATTTTATAATTAATCACTTTGAGAGTGAGAATTTAGTTAATACTATTTCGATAGTTCCGACAATAAATATCGATGCTAATAAAGAAAATATTTATCCATTGGTTAATATTGATTTGACAGAGTCGGACATATTGCCTGATGCTATTTTCGGAAGCTACAAAATAACGGTTATCACTCAACGAGATATTCAACCAAAGAAAACAAATAATAAGTTATTGACCGATACAAATTATTTAGACAATATAAACGAAACTCACGCAATTTGTGTTAAATTTGTAAATAATATTGTAAGGTTGCATAATGATGAAAACATAATGATTGAAAATCTAACCACATTGAAACCTTTAAAGAATTGGGGTGCAAGTGGTTGTGATGGATTTCAATTTGAATTTGATTTGTCGATTCACAATAAACAAAAAGCGTAATGGATATTAAAACAAAATTTGATATAGGGCAAATAGTATTTCTTGCAACTGATTCAGAACAAAGAGCAAGAATAGTAACTGGAATAATTATAAGACCAAGCGGAATTATTTATTACCTTACTTGTGGAAGCGAAGAAACAACACATTACGATATTGAATTTACATTAGAAAAAAATTATATTATAGCGTAACCCGAAAAGCTTATAGAGTAGGGATAACCATTGAAACATAGAAAAATGGTAACATATTTTAATAAAAAAGACTTAGTAAAGTTTGGTAATTATTTATTATCAAAAGAGAGAAAAGAAAAAGTAAGTGAGTTAAACCAAGAAAATGTAACTCACGCAGACGTTGAAAACTTTTTAGAATCGATTAAAAAGATTGACTAATGGAAGAACAAGAAGTAAGAGCAATTGCGCAATCAATAGTTACAAAAGCAAAAGCAACTGCAAGAGTTGACCAAGGTACATTGAAACGTTCAATTGCTTTTACTTACATTAAAGGCGAGGTAATTTTTAGGCAGATATACTGGGGACAATACGGCGACAACTCGCAGTTAGAAAAATTAGCCTCGCAATTTATGCCTCGTGGTATTCCTTATAAAATCATACTTACCGAATTAGGTGGTGGAACATTTGAAAAGGGACGCACTAAACAAGGCAGAGCAACTCAAAAAAAAGCATTGGCATCAACTACTAAAACAATGACACAAAAATACATTGCTGCAATATTAAAGAAACGTAAAAAAGAAGATGGCGAAAAGGAGGAGTAAAGGACAATTAAAAGCTGATAAAATAATTAGAGAAGAACTTTTAAAAGTAGGCGAACTAATTATTGATGAGGCACGTCCAACACTTCGACGTGATACTGGTAGGTTACAAGACGAGGTTAACTTTAGATTGAAAAGCGATACCGAACTTAATTTATATCAAATGTATTATGGAGCTTTCAATTACCCACGTGGCGTAAACTCAGGAGAAAAAAATGCATTGTGGATTAAAACAAAAGAGTTAATTCCAGACGCAACGAAAAATATCATAAAGAATATAAACGACCAAATACTTAAAAAATAATGGCAACCGTTACAATAGACAATTACAACTCAATAACTGGATGTATAGCATTTACAATAACTGGTTCGCCTACGTTGGTTATACTGGACCAAAGCACAAACGATTTTTTAACTTACACAAGTGATTTAACTTTAAGTTTAACGTCGCCAGCTTGTGGGAAGTTCTTTGCTCCAAATACTAAATTTAGATTAAGATTGTTTCCAGGACAAGAAACAAGCAATGTAATTGACAATTCGGTTATTATAACACCTATTGAAAGTATAGAGGATGTTTCTTTTGTTAATAGTCCTATTCACATTCGATTAGAAGAATTAGGAATTACAAACGTTACTTTGCGTTTATGGTTGTGGCGTGGTGCATTAGACCAACCTTTAGGAAGTCCGAACTACGTATTTAAAAAAGATAGAGTAAGCGCCGAAGACAATTATATTAATATTGAAATATCGGAGCAAATCAAAGCGTTTATAATCGGTAAAGACAACGAGCCTAACTTTGCTTATAATGAATTAGGATTAGCAGCCGTTAGTGGTCAGGGTGTATTTTGGCAAGTTCAAGCGGATGTAGAAACTACAACCACAATAGAGCAACGTAATTTCAGAACCTCATTTGCTACTTTAGGTTATCGCTATAATAACGAAGAAACATTTACATTACCGAGTTTGTGGCAAGACGAAAGAATACACGACTACTTTAAACAATCGTTTGATTTTAGCCAAGCGTTAGAAGATGCAACTAGTAGCAATATTATTTTAAAAATACCTTTAACATCAACTTTATTAAGAGAAAGTTTAAACCCTTATTTGATTGTTTACTTAGACAAAGACGGATTATACCAAATGTTTACGCCTAACTCAAAGGTTATGGTAGTTGAAAATGTTAAAAGAGTAAACAATAATATTTCGCACCGTGATCCAAGTAGAGTAAACACAAGTTATGTTCATTCGAAAAATGTAGCGGATATTGATAGTACGGCTACTTACACAATCGAAACTGGGGTATTGACAGAAGAAATGGTAGAAGTAGTAAGACAAATAGTTTATTCGCCAAAAGTTTATTTAATACGATTTAAAGGAGACTTTCAAGAAACTTCAACAATTGGTATTACAATCGATAATACTTTCGTTACAATCGACGATACTACTATTACAATCGACTCCGAAACAATCGAGAGTGAGTATTTAGGATTTTTTAAAAGCCATGAACAAATACCAGTTATTTTAAAAGATACTGATTTTGAAAAAAAGAACCGAGTAAACGACAAAAACAAAATTGATTACAAATTAGTATTTGAAGTAACAAACAACACAATTCTCGATATAAGGTAATGACTATAATCACAGAAATTTACGTATCAATTGACAATCTAACTTTTACTAAGTTGGATTTATACAAAGACGAAAGTATATCTTTGAAATTAAGTAAAAAGGATTTACAAGATATTACAAAAGTGTTTGCGCCTTTTAGTCAAAATTTTACCATTCCAGCTACTGACAAAAATAAAGCTGCATTAGATTTTTTTGGAAATACCGAAGTTCAAAAAACCATTACTGAAAATAAATTGTTTTGTAAAATCTATACTAATGGAATTTTAAATCAACAGGGAATTTTAAAACTCGAGGGTAACAAATATAAAAATGATAAATCGGATTCTTTTACCGTTTCTTTTAGTACTGAATTTTTATCTTTAAAGGAACGTATAGGAGAGGATTTAATAAGCGATTTATCAAACGATAACAACCAAATCAGTTGGAAAGCAGATAATGTTTATAATCGATTAAAAAGCACGGCTATTATTAATAATATTCGTTATTATATTCCTTTATGGTCCAACAACAGAGTTTGGAATTATGATAGTAACGAGCCAAATATTGACAATATAGCCTACGAAATAGGTAACGACCCAACAGAGGATAAAGTTATTAATATTGGAGAATTACGACCGAGTGTTGATGTAGTTTCAATTATCAATCTAATCAAATCAAAATATAATCTAAATATTGAAATTCCATTAGCCGCTAAAGACGAATTGAAAGAATTGTTTATGTGGTGCAACGGTCAAAATTTTGGTGGTTTAAATAATAGATTTATTTTAAATAAGCAATATTCAAATGAAGAGCCAAGTTCACACGGTAAAGCAGTTGTAAACTTAAGTGATAATTCAATTAAGATAACTAAAAACTCCGGGGTGTTCTTTGTTCAGTATCGCATTAGCTTAATAGATACTATTGTAGGCGATTTATTAGAAACAGCGACAGCAACCATTGAAATAGTACGTAAATCTGATAATAATGTAGTGCTTACGCAAGACTTTGAAGTTAAGAATGGCGATAATGTAATGCCGATGTCACTACCTATTTACTTATTTGTGAGTAATGAGTTTGAATTTTACACTAATATTCGAGTTTCAAAGCCTATTTTTTGGAAAAGTAGCAGTTCACGTGTGCTTTATCGTACAGTTTTAAGCGATAAAATTAGTAGTTATTCAACAAATTTAAACTCAGACGCTACAAATTCATATAAAATTGACTTAATAAAGTCTTTACCGAATATGAAAGTCATTGATTTTTTAAAATCTTTATTTAAAACGTTTAATATTTCTATTTATGACAGTAGCCCAAGCGATGAAAACCTATTATTTTTGACACCTGACGATATTGAAATGCCAAATCAGATTTATACTAAATTAGAAAGCGATTACACTCTTTATGCAGATAAAAAAGAAGTTCCTAAAAGCGTTAACAATCCTTATAATTATTATAATTTTAAGCATAAAGCAAGCAATTACCGAAGCAATGTAGATTTTAAAACTATCTACGGTATTGAATACGGTCAAACATATTTCCCAAATACGCCACCAGCAAAACCGAATGAGTTTAAAGTTGAAACCGAGTTTAG